GAACTCTGTATGAACTTGACTGACATACCGCCTTTGCGGAGAGTATCAGGAATGTTTGCACCATTGGTGCCAAGGGCGGCGGCGAGGTCGGCATACTTAGCCAGTACACCATCTATGGCATGGTATGAGCTGATGTCGAAGGCACCAAGAGAATCAACATAGGCAGCATGATCACTCTCAGCTCGCTGGTGGTCTTGCTCTGCACGCTCGATGCGCTGCTGCTCCGCGGCGACGCGGTTCTGCTCGTTGGCAGCACGCTGGTCTTCGGCATTGGCACGGAGCGTTTCGGCCAGTACGCGTGCTTGCTCTGCTTGCACTCTTGCTGACTCAGCACTCACACGCCCTTGCTCTGCATTGATGCGCTGCTGCTCGTTCGCTTCGCGCTGGGTTTCTTTGGTGACGCGCTGCTGCTCGGTATTGATGCGAGCCTGCTCTGCTTCATCGCGCTGGGTCTCGGCTGCTATGCGCTGCTGTTCCTTCTGCTGGCGCAGTTCTTCGGCTGCCACGCGCAAGGCTTCATCCTCGGCAATGGCATCGTTGAGGGCCTTGATGCGGTCGCTCTCGGCCTTGATGCTGCTCATGTCGATGATGCGGAACCACCACGACGCATCGCTGACGGGATGACCCACGTTGCCGCTCTTCAGCGAGCGATAGACGCTCAGCCCGGTGGAATCTTGCACGACGTTAGCCAGACTGTATGCGGTGCTGGAAGAATAGACACCCTTCCAAGCCTCGCCAACTTGGAATTTCAGTTCTTGAATTTCGTTTGCCATATCTTTACTTTTTATTGGTTTTACAATCTGATAATCAATTCTGCGGTCTCCTCGTCGTAACTGATGCGCTGCACCTCCTGCTGGAGTCCGCTGATGGTGAGGATGCCCGTTGCTGGGTCGAAGTTCATCACGGGGAATAGCATACCACCGCTAACGCCCTTGGTATAGACCGTCTTCTGTTGGCCGTTGCGGTTGGTGATGGTCAGGTCGTAGCCGTCCAGCTCAGCGTTCACATTCTCGGCACCCTCAATGGCTGTGCCTGCCTGCTGCATCAACTGCTGGAACTCCGTCACGCGACCTTCTTCGGCACTCACACGGCCTTGTTCGGCAGCAATACGCTGCTGTTCGTTGGTGATACGCTGCTGTTCGTTGGTGATACGCTGCTGTTCGTTCTCGATGCGCTGTTGTTCGTTCTCGATACGCTGGGCCTCGTTAGTATAGGCAGGCAGCGCAAACTGAATCTCCGGAGCCGTCTCGCCGTTGAAGTCGAGCATCACCTGATACGTCTTACCATCTATCTCGGTGGTGATGTTCGCCTGGTTCAGTACCTCGTCCTCTGTGTCATTCGGGAAGTCAGCCACGGTGAAGTGATAGCCAATCTGGAACTTCAAGTCACCGATGGGAAGATGGTGGTCATCGAACTGCACAACGAGCTTTGTGGGGTCGCCTTCCACAGGTGCGCAGTGGGTGTAGGTCGTACCGTCGAAGCCGGCGAAGTATGCCTGGCTGGGTGCACCCGTCCAGAACTTGATGCAGAAGGGTGTCATCCAGCCTGCATCCGATTGAAGAGTGAGAATGAAGTCACTCTTGTAGTTAATTCTAAAGATTGCAATGTCTGCCATATCCGTTGTTGTTATTGTTTACGTTGTTGTCGGTGGTCAGCCGCATGTAGGGCTTCAGCATGAGGTCGAAGGCGTAGGGCACCGCACTCAATGACTGCGGCGTGATGGGGCTGCGTTCCTTGTAGGCATTGTCAACGAGCAATAGCGTGGCATGCTTCAGAGGTGAAGGCACGCAACCATGCGTCTCAATAATGTCCTCCAAAGTTCGGTTGCAGAGGTTCAGAACCGTATCTTCGGCACTCTCTCCGTACATCTCCAGCAGGTCATGCTCCATGCTGGCCTGCTCGTCGTCGAGGCGCAGCTGCTGCTTGATCATATCAAATGTCAGGTATTTCATGAGTTTATCTTAATAATTACAATTAACCCCCGATTTAAGGTCGGGGGTTTACTTTGGCGGCGAAATGCTACTCCAGCGCACCGCTTCCGATGAATGAAAAGTTGCCGTTCGCCAGGCTTCCCACCGTGCCCGATGCCGAATACCGCGTGCAGATGGCGTTGCCGGAGCATACCGTGTCCTCCCCGTTGGGGTGGCGAACGGTCATGGTGAGTTCCACTTGTTCGCCAACGCTCAGGATTGCATTGCGCAACGGGCCTGCCTGATTGACCACTCTTCCCTGATATAGCTCGCGGGTGAACTGCTGCTCTGTGCCCAATAGCGATGTCTTAACCACTGGGGTGTCGCCCGGGATTGAGAAAAGGGCGAATGATGCCGCACGCGTGGCCGACGGGGTGTTGAACGTGACTCCGTAGGCGTCCATCAGCATCTGCCACACTCCTGATTCTGCCTCTGGTATCGGCGTAGACGAGTTGATGAATACGACACTCGGATAGTCTTCGGGCGGATAGTCATTGAGCCATTGTTCCAGGTCTGCTGTGAGCTGTCGTGAAGCGTCTGCCGGGTCACACACGCCCAGCATGTCAAGTTCAAGATGTTCGTCCTCCACGAGGAAGGCAGCGAAGTTGAAGCCGCGCGTCGTTTCCTGGTATTTAATTCCGTTTACGGCCACGAAGCCTTCGGATGTGGCGGCATGCGACAGGACTTGCAACTGGTCACTCACCTTCGGCATGACGAGCGTGCCTACATTCACCTGCCATGATTGCAAGCCCGGCAAGTTGAGCTGCCATTTCCCGGACAAGGGATTGGCTGCGGGAATCGTGTCGGCCTTCACGTCGATGGTGCAGGACTTGGCTGCTGCGATGGCCACGCCTCCCGACTTGATGATGAGATTACGTCCGTGTAGTATCATATTTCTAACTGAAAATAAAATTAAATGTATCGCCTTCGGAAGTCGAGGCTGCAAAACCTATCTCCCGTTCGTCGTGAATCTGACCTCCCGCGTCGAATTCTGCGTCCAACGTTCCCCTGGGTATAACGACGGTTCCGCTATGGCTGTCTGTGCTCCACTGCACCGTCACGTCCACATCCAGGGCCGTCTCCATCGTGAGCGTCACGTATTGTCCTACGATCTCCACATAGATGTTATACTCGCCGCCCGTGCTTTCCTCGTCGGTGCCCACTTCGGGCAACTCGGCCATGATGTCCGTGATGTCCAGCATAAGCAGTTCTGAGGTGCATGACTGCATGTCGGTGGAGACGGAGAGCGGGTACCACGTCCGCCCGTCCATCTGGATGCGACGGAATGGAAGGTCTTCATACTCGCACTCGATACTCAGCGTGGCATACGAACGCAGGCGGGACAAGGCCAGCACGTTCCTGCGAAGCACGAAGCGTTCGGGTGCCCAGTCCTCGCGCAGCTTGGGCCAGTGGAGCGTATCGACGACATTGTTCCCGTTGTACACCATGCCCCAGTTGTCCTTGATGCCCCCATTGCTTGTCAGGCGAAGCGTCACGGACTTTTCATCCTCGTCGGGCATACCCGTGGTGGCTTCGTTGAGGACGATGGCTGCCGGCAAGCCTGTGTCCAGCAGGTCCAGTGCCTTCTGGTAGGCAAGGTCGAGGCCGGAAAGCAGAGTCAGCTCCTCGGGGAACCAACGGCTGATATAGGTGATTCTGCCTCCGTCGTCAATCTGTTCCTGGGTGTTGTAATAGATTCCGTAGATGCAGAAGGTCACCGTTCCTCCATACATGCCGCTCACGGGCATACCTGCCGTGCCGCCTGCGAACATCAGGTCAAGTGTCTTCACCCGAGTATTGCCGTCCATGTATAAGAACTTGGAGGGCGTGTCCGTCCAGCTCAGGCCGTTCCAATAGCGGTTGGCATGCTTCAGAGAGCAGATTACATACACGCCCGTGCCGCTCATGTCGCCCTCGCTGCCCAATTCGGTGGGGCGTCGATAAGTCAAGCCTTCACTCGTGGATGTCTCTATGGTCATATCGCGCCGCGTGATCTTCAGCGTGAAGCCTCCGTCCTTGGCGAAGATGGGTGCCTTGGATGTGATGGTGACCAGCGGCTGCGTAAGCCCTGCCATCATCTGCACGCGGCTCCGCGCATAGACATCTTCCAGCGAGGTGTAGTCCGACACCACGTAGGTGGGCATGGGGTCTGTGGTATTGTCTCCATTCAGCCCGACGCCGACCACCAGCAGTCCACGCGAAAATGAGTAGTTGCGCTTTGTACGGTCGTCGCCCCATACGTCGAGGTCGAGTGCATGCACGCCACGCCGCCCGAACACATTCACCGGCGAGCCGCCTATGCCCACATATAATTCGATACCGCTGTTCGCATTGGGCGTCAGCTCGCGGACGAAGCAGTTGTGGGCGTCTGCATCATAGTCCGTAGTCACCTGTGGCGGGAGATAGCTGGCTGACTTGGCAGAAAAATCATTCCCGACAATATTTGGAATGGACGCATCCTCTATCTGACGACCTTCGGCAGATATACGTATGTGCCCCTTGCCCTGCTCCACCTTGATGCCGTGGAATCCCGTCCACGTAAATGTCGAGCCGTCCAGCGGTGTCAGTTCCATCGGCGTGCTGCCGTCATAGAACTTCGTTCCGAACAGCGTGCCGAGATAGAGCTTGCCCATGTAATAGCGGGCTGTCATGCCCAGCCACTCGATGATGTCCGAGGCTACGTCCATCGCGGTGGGCTGCACCGTCTCGACCAGGCCCTCGTCATCCTCTTCCGTGTTCAGCCAGTTCTGGCTGTTGGCCGTCAGCGTCTCCAGCGTGGAGTGCGGCAGCATGCCGCGGGTGATGATGGGCATGGAATTGTCCAGGAGGGTGAACGTGGCTGGCAGGATGCTCGCGAGGTAGTTGGCAAAGCCGGACATCTCACGCCGCTGATATTGCCATGCGCCCATGATGTCGTCGGCCGTATAATACACCTCCGACGTGATGGGGCTGTAGTCGGCGTCGGGCATCTGTGTCCGCAGATAGCCTGCCCACACTGCCTGCCCCTGACGCCTGATGCTCACGCGCCATTGGAGATTGTGCGTCACCCGGATCAGCTCGCTGTGCGTGCATTGCACCCGTATCTGCGCCACCGTGGACCGCACGGGCTTCATCGGGTCGTGGTCGTCATCCTCGCTGATGGTCAGCGGGCTTGCTGCGGCCTGCAGCTGCTTGTGTTCGCCCGTCTGGATGTCCGTGTTGCTTATCTCGATGGTGACCGTGCGCTCCAGCCGGTCACGGAAGGTGATATTGTATTGCTTAATGTCCATGTGCTATAGTCTGATTCCTGCACGTCGCAGCATGCTTGTGGTTACTATCTCTCCCCTGCCCTGTCGCCTCAGGGTGTTGCTCATACCAAGGAATAGCGTCTCCCCAGTCACGTATGGAATGCCGCTGCCGGATGCTTGACCGTCATCGCCGGTCAGTTGTGCGGCAATCGAATCCTGCTGGCTTCGTGATAGGATGAGTTCGCCCGAATTTATTCCATAATCGGATATTCTGAGATTATCACCGCTGTAGCTGTTGCCCGGCACAATGCCTCCCTCGGCGAACCCTCCCTTCGTGGATGACTTGATGGTGGCGATAGTGCTCACCATCGTGGCCGTGCCCGCTGCCGCAGCTGCAATCCAGTCCCAGGGCGTGACGGTGCCCTTCAAAGACGAGGCAAAGGTCAGCGAGACAGTGGCGATGGCCTGAGCGACAATGCCGGCCACCTTGGCTGCGGGGTCCTCGATGCTGCCCAGTGCAGAGCCTACTGCTTGTATCGCACTGCTCGC